TGTTGAGATGTTGAAAGAGCTGGAATACACCGAATTAGTGAAACGGGACAGCGAAAGGTCGGAGGCAGCCGCAGCAACCCTAAAGAATTCGCCGTTGCCAATTTTCGTGGGGTAATAAATTATGGCTGATGAATGGAACAGACCTAAAGCTCCGCCACCACCGCTGTTCATAGGAAAAAAAGAAAGAGACCTTGTAAAACAGGTTAACGATGAATTAATCGAAAAAGTCATCGGACAGCAAGTGCTCTATTATCCTATTGACTTGGAACGTACTGATTTTCATGAATTATATGGCGAAGCCATCAAGAAAACTTTTTTGTCTCCCGTACGCGTCTATGCTTTAGTTGAATTTACACGATATGAAACCGAATACTTAGCCGGCGTGGGTGTTGACAAGGTCTGGGAAATTAACATTCATTTCCACAAGCGTAGGCTGGAAGAAGATCAGAATATGTATGTGCGAGAAGGTGATTTTGTGCTCTATGGCGATAGTTACTATGAAATCGTGAAGTTGGTGCAGAACAAACAATTGTTTGGACAAGTCAACCACATTTTTGAAATTTCGGCTACTTGTAAGAGAGCCAGGAAGGGACTATTCGATGCTACCTAAGGATTTTGATTTTGCGCAATTGCCTGCAGAGCGGGATCACCTTACTTTGAAAGAAATAGGGATGCTCGCCTCTACCATAGAGAACATTGATTATGCTATCATGTCGTGGATTAAAGAAGATGTGATAATTGGGACCACCACCAACGAGGGGTTTGTGAAGACTCCCGTTTTATGGCAAGTTCCCGAAAGATCTTATCAAGTCAAACATAAGAAGGAATTGCGCGACGACGGGGGCGCCTTAAAGCTGCCAATTATTAGTGTTGAGCGGACGGGTATTACGAAAGACCCCAACGGACGAGGCTCCTTTCAAGCTAACTTATATTCTGATCAAAACGATGGTCGCTCTGGTCGCATGGTAATTGCGAAAAAGATTGTTGAGGACAAAACGCGTAATTTTGCGGTTGCTGCAGGAACTCGCAACCACGAGACTTCAGGAACACAGCAGCTTTATTATCCGCGAGTCAACAAGAAAGTGGTAATCAAAATGCTTTCGATCCCCATCCCTGTATATGTAAATGTAGACTATAAGATTACTTTGAAGTCTGAATACCAGCAGCACATGAACACCATGTTGACACCTTTTATGGCGAGAACAGGCCAAGCTAGGGCTTTTACTATGACCCGAAACGGCCATTTATATGAAGCATTTATTGACCAAAACTTCAGTCATTCCAATAACGTAAACGATCTTGGCGAAGACATGAGGATGTATACTTCTGAAGTAACCATCAAGGTGTTGGGGTATTTGATTGGCGAAGGTGAAAGTGATGATCGGCCCTTGGTAAAAATTCATGAGAACCTTGTGGAGATAACTTTCCCCCAAGAAGGAGTAGTTCCTGAGGGAAACGACGACCTTTTTCTTTAGTTCAGGAACTCCTTTTGAGATTAAAAATACTATTTAATTAATGATTGCACTATCAATTACGCATATTTTGATAAGAGGAACACAATATGTCAGTTAAAAGTTTTAAATTTGTATCTCCTGGGGTGTTTATTCACGAAATTGATAATTCGTTCATCCCAAAAACCCCGGAAGCCATCGGCCCCGTCGTCATTGGACGCTCGCGTCGAGGCTTAGCGATGCAGCCTATTAAGGTCGAAGCATACTCAGATTTTGTTGAGATGTTCGGGGACACCGTCCCTGGTTTTGGAGGGGGTGATATTTGGCGCCACGGGAACTACCAGTCTCCCATGTATGGAACGTACGCAGCCAAGGCATTCTTGAAAGCTAGCGTAGCTCCTTTGACTTACGTCCGACTCCTGGGTCAGGAAACGACTGCGGGCGCGGCCGCAGCAGGCGATGCTGCAGCCGGCTGGCAAACTCTAAGAACGGCTCCGGCCGACTTAGCTGCTACTAATGCAGGCGCATACGGCCTTTGGCTTTTCCCAAGTCAGTCCTCCGAAACCGCTGACGCCGGCGCAGGCGGCCGAAACAATTTAGGAACGGGAAGTTTGGCTGCTATTTTTTATCTTAATCAAGGCAGCCTGACTTTAAGTGGAGCCGTATACGGCGGCCGCGCTACTAATAGCTATGTAGGTTCGTCTACTATTACCGCTTCTGCTAATACATTGTTTGGGACTGGTGGAGACAATTCGTCGGGCCTTTTGGCCATACAAGTTGCCGGCACTAACCAAACCACGGAAACTATCACTTTTAACTTTGATGATAGTACTGACAATTTCATCCGTAACCAGTTTAATACAAACCCGCAGCTTGTTAGTGGCTCTACTTTTTATAGTTCTGATGCCTCTACCTCTAAGGTATATTGGCTTGGCCAAACATTTGAACAAGAAATACGCGACCGGTCCTTAACTACGGATAGCATTGCTACTCTTTTGCCAATTTATGGCGGCGGCGGCACCAACACCCCCGCGGATATGAGGCCGCAAGCTTCCCGAGAAGGAAGAACGGGATGGTTTATCGGGCAGGATTTAGGTAACGCCTCAGATTTCGTTTCTTTTGGTAAGCAGCGACTTTTCCGCCTCATTGGCCGCGGCCATGGTGAGTGGCTGCAGCGCAGCGTTAAAGTTTCGATTGACAATGTGCGCCGCTCTACAACTTCGACGTATGATTACGGGACCTTTTCCGTTCTGCTGCGCTCAATAAGCGATACCGATAATAACGTACAGATTATGGAGCGATACGATAATCTCAATTTGGATCCTACATCTCCCAATTATGTTGCACGCGTTATCGGAGACAAATATAACACCTGGGACGCGTCGCAGCGACGACTGAGGACTTATGGAGAATATGATAATAATTCCAAGTTTGTTTATGTCGAGATGAACCCTGACGTCGAAGCCGGCGCCACAGAAGCGACGTTACTACCTTTTGGTTACTTTGCTCCTCCTCGCTTTAGGTCGGTTTATGACTTAAACACCTCGGGCGCATGCTCGCTTACACCTCTTGGAGGTGAGACGTTCACCGCTGGAACGGTCTTGAGCGATACCTTTGTCACCGGTGGCGCCAATGTGCCGAATCGGAACTATCCGGGTGGGCCCTCGATGGCGACCGGGTATATTACTTATCTTTCCGGTGGCACAGGAGTTGGTCTGGCCGATGTTAGTGGCTCTTGCACGGGGTCGTTTGTCTTCCCGTCTGTGCGTTTACGCAATTCCGCTTCCGATGGCGGCCTTAGTGACGCCACAGATGCGTACTTTGGAATGCAGACAACGCGTACTGCAACAAGTACAACGTCGGATGCTAGCATTGCTGACTTTCATACTTTATTGTATAGTGGATATGCTAGCGGTGGTGGAACTAACCCCACAGCACCCTACACGGATACAGGTGTGGAAGATTGGGCGTATGTGTTCTCTCTGGATAATGTGCAGATGGATAACCAAGGCAATTGGTATTATGCATCTGGCTCCAGAGGCCGAGGTAGTTCTTATACTGCAGCGTCGTCTTCTTATAACGCTCTGCTCGAAAAGGGCATCGATAAGTTTACGTGCCCTGTGTATGGAGGGTTTGACGGATTCGATATTATGAAGCCAGATCCCGTTGCCAACCGCGAGATGTCTACTACGTCTACGGAAGACAATAGTTATGTTTACCACACTTATAAGCGCGCCATCGACACCGTTGGCGACCCCGAGTATATTAACATGAACTTGTTGGCTACGCCGGGCCTCACGAACGCTGCGTTGACCACTCATCAAATTAGAGTGTGTGAAGAGCGGGCCGACTCGATGGCTCTCATTGACCTCCCCGATGTGTATATCCCCGCAGCAGAAGGCTACTATTCTAGCAAGTCTAGTCGCATCGGAACCACTCCGACGACCGCGGCCACGGCGCTGAGGGATCGCAGAATTGATTCCAGCTATGGCGCTACTTTCTATCCCTGGGTTCAGACCCGGGACGAAAACACAGGAGCTATGCTTTGGGTGCCACCCTCGGTGGCCATGATGGGAGTGTTGGCTTCCTCTGAACGCGCTTCCGCAATTTGGTTTGCCCCTGCAGGGTTTAACCGCGGCGGCCTTTCCGAAGGTGCAGCAGGTATCCCGGTGACAGGGATTACTCAGCGTCTCACTTCGAAGGATCGAGACACTCTTTACGAGAGCAACATTAATCCGATTGCTTCCTTCCCCTCTAGCGGTATTGTGGTCTTTGGCCAGAAGACTTTGCAGGAGAGGCAGTCTGCACTCGACCGCATTAATGTGCGCCGTCTTGTGATTTACTTGAAGAAGCAGATTTCTGTTCTTTCGACGCAGATTCTCTTTGAGCAAAATGTGCAGGCCACTTGGAATCGGTTCATCTCTTTGGTCGAGCCCTTCCTGGCTAATGTTAAGACTCAGTATGGTATCACTG